TTGGTGGGGAGGTCATGCCGCCAACACAAATTCAAACTGGGGCACGGCTGCAACTGGTGCAGTTTCATATAATGTTATATCTACTGCGGTTGCAACAGATTTTCTTGGCGGTGTTGATGACACTCCAGTAGCAGCCAATGTAAATACAGCTTATAGCAAGTTTGCAAATCCTGATGCGGTAGATGTTTCTTTATTGATGGCCGGGGCTACATCTGGTACAACAATTCCAAACCATCTAATCACAATTGCAGAAACACGCAAAGATTGTATGGTATTTGTTTCACCAGAACAAGACGATGTTGTAAATAATTCTGGTTCAGAATCTACTACAGTAATTGCCACAGCAGGTACATATACCAAGTCTTCATACGCAGTTATGGATTCTGGCTACAAGTATCAATATGACAAATACAACGATGTATATCGTTGGGTACCATTGAACGGCGATATCGCTGGTCTATGTGTTCGTACAGATAATGAGCGTGATCCATGGTTCTCACCAGCTGGTCTAAATCGTGGCGTTATCAAGAATGTTGTTAAACTTGCTTGGAACCCAACCAAAGCTGAACGTGATGAATTGTACAAAGCTGGTGTAAATCCAGTCGTTACATTCCCAGGCGAAGGCACATTACTATACGGTGACAAAACTCTATTGAATCGCCCAAGTGCATTTGATAGAATCAACGTTCGCCGCTTGTTTATCGTTCTAGAAAAATCTATTACCAAAGCAGCCCGTTCTTCATTGTTTGAATTCAATGACGAATTTACAAGAGCCGCTTTTGTTAATATTGTAGAACCTTTCTTGCGTGATGTACAAGGTCGCCGCGGCATCTATGATTACCGTGTTGTTGCTGATACTACAAATAATACAGCAGAAGTTATTGACCAGAATCAATTTGTTGGCGATATTTACATCAAACCCGCTCGTTCTATCAACTTCATTCAATTGAATTTCACCGCTGTTCGCACTGGTGTAGCATTTGAAGAAATTGTTGGAAGAGTTTAATAAATAGAGAGATAGGAGAAACTTAAATGGCATTTAACATTAACGAATTCCGCTCTCAGATGCAGGGAGATGGAGCACGCCCAAATTTATTTGAGGTAACGCTTCCATTCCCAGCATTCTCATTGCCAGGAAATGCACAAACTAAATTAAGTTTTATGTGCAAGACTGCTCAACTACCTGGTTCAACACTAGGTACTGTACCAGTTCAATACTTTGGTCGTGAATTAAAATTTGCGGGAAATAGATCCTTCCAAGATTGGTCTATAACAATTATCAATGACGAAGATTTCGTTATTCGTAATGCATTTGAACGTTGGATGAATGGCATTAACAGCCACAATCTGAACGTTCGTAATCCAGCAGCCGCTTCCCAACTAGGTTATACTGTAGATGGTGAAGTTCGTCAGTATGGCAAAGCTGGTTCTATTTTGAAGAAGTACAAGTTCATTGGATTATTCCCAACCGACCTTTCAACAATTGATGTTGATTGGAGTGCTAATGACACAATTGAAGAATTTACTGTAAATCTTACCTATCAATGGTGGGAATCAGTAGAGGACCTAGTAGTCTAAGTAAGGGGGGAGCTTCCGCTCTCCTCTTTTTTATAATGTAAAGGAAAAATCAAGTGGCTATAAAACTATTCGGCTTCACACTCGGTGAAAAAGATATCGTTCAGAAAGAAAATCCTGAACAGGCTTCGTTCGCCTTGCCGACGGAAGCATTGGATGATGGCGCAGTTACGATTACCCAAAATGCCCACTATGGTACATATGTTGACTTAGAGGGTGCAGTTCGGAATGAATTAGAATTAATTACTCGTTATCGTGAAATGTCTAATCACCCAGAATGTGATATGGCAATTACTGAGATTGTAGATGAAGCAATCAGTCACGATGATAAAGGTAAAGTTGTTGATATCGTCCTTGACGAATTGAAACAACCAGAATCAATCAAGAAAAAAATCAGAGAAGAATTTGATAACGTTTTATCAATGTTAAACTTCTCAAACTTAGCAGATGATATCTTCCGTCGTTGGTACATTGATGGAAGAATTTACTTCCATATTATTGTAAACGAAAAGAATGCTAAAGAAGGCATTCAAGAATTACGATACATTGATCCACGTAAGATTCGTAAGGTGCGTGAAGTACAAAAAGGTCGTGATTTAAAAACTGGCGCAGACATTATTAAGTCTATGGCCGAGTACTATGTTTATAATGACAAAGGTACTACAGCACAAAATTATACAGCAAGTGTAAACTCAGGTCTAAGAATTGCACCAGAAGCAATCGTAAATGTTAACTCTGGAATGATGGATGCAAAGAATACATTTGTCATTTCATATCTACACAAAGCAATTAAGCCACTCAATCAATTACGCATGATTGAAGATGCGATTGTTATCTATCGTGTTTCCAGAGCACCAGAGCGCAGAGTATTTTACATTGACGTAGGTAATTTACCAAAAGGTAAAGCAGAACAATACTTGCGTGATGTTATGATTAAGTATAAGAACAAAGTTGTTTATGATGCACAGACTGGCGAATTGCGTGATGACCGTAAACACATGTCTATGCTTGAAGACTTCTGGTTACCACGCCGTGAAGGTGGTAAAGGTACAGAGATTACTACATTACCAGCTGGTCAAAATCTTGGTCAAATGGAAGATGTACAATACTTTCAAAAGAAACTATTACAATCATTGAATGTTCCATACTCAAGGCTAGAGCCACAAGGCGGTGGTATGGTCGGTCTTGGTAGAACAACAGAAGTTACCCGTGATGAATTAAAGTTTAATAAGTTTGTTGTTAAACTACGCAACAAATTTTCTCAAATATTTGACCATGCTCTTAAGATACAACTATCATTAAAAGGTATTTGCTCACAAGAAGAATGGGAAACATTTAGAGAAGATATTTTCTATGATTATAGAAAAGATAATAACTTCACAGAATTGCGTGATGCTGAATTGTTATCGCAAAGATTACAAACACTTGGACAGATTGATCCATATGTTGGTCGTTATTACTCACAAGAGTGGGTAAAGAAAAATGTACTTCATTTGACTGATGATGAAGTAGAAGAAATGCAAAAGCAAATTGATTCTGAGCCTGCGCCACCAGAACCGGGTCAAGATGGTCAACCGATGCAACAGGATATGCAACAACAAGACCAAGCTACACCAGAACAATTTCCACCAGAAGATAACGTGACAGAAACAGGCTCAGCAGAATCTCCAACACCAGAATTAGATAGTGTGGTAAAGAGATTTGGAAGAGTAATAAATAGGTAATAAAGGAGTAATTATGGACACAAGACAATTTATTGATTTACTAGGCGCAGGCGAAGGCGCTGAGGCTAAGAGTGCATTAGAAGATTTGATTTCAGCTAAAGCATTTGAAGCACTAGAAACAAAGAAACAAGAAATTGGTTCAACACTATTCAATGGTAGAGAGCAAGAAGTAGAATTCCAAGAAGAACAATGAAATCACTACAAGAATTTAAAACCGTTGTTGAAGAAGAAAAGCAAGACTTTACAAAGTTTGATGCTTTAGTTCGTGCTGGCTTGGCTAATAAAGCACAGCTTCAAAGACTACACCAAATTCTTGGTAAAATGTCAGAGGAGAAACCAAACTTTTCTCCAGCTGACCGTGCTATCATTCAAAACATGTTTACCAAAATGGTAGATATGATTACAAATAATCCACAGATGTATCGTACTGCACGTAAAGCGGTATCTGAAGGACTATTAGATACAGCAGACTTCAAACTTGATGTTACTGGCAGAAAAGTAAAAGCACACAGAGTAAAAGTTGGCGATGCTTTGAACACATTACCAGCAGATAATATTAAAGAAGAAATAGAAATGATTGGTGAGGAACTCCGCAATGAGCCACCATTCGTATTGCTTTTGAAAAGAACAGCGGTAAGATTGTATCCTGGTAATCTTAGAGTTGCTACTTACCACAATCAAAAATTGAATAGAGATTTTGCTATTCCATTTTCAATTACTGGTACTGGTGATATTCAGTCCGAAGAATTTAGCAATGATGAATTCAAAGACCAGATTAAAAAGACACAAGATAAGTCTACTGGTAAAATAAAAGCTGATATTGCTAAAGGTGCTGTGCAAGCGGTATCTATTGAAGAAGCAGTTATGGATACTCTACACAAGATTGTTGCTGGTAAATCAGCACAGTCTGTAAAGTTTGCTACTGGTGAAACACGTAAAGTTGACCACTTCACAGCATCAGCTTTGACACAAGTACACAAAGCATTGAATGATGAAAACAAAAAGAAGTTTGCTGATATGGTACACAAGTCACCTGCACATTTTTCTAAAGCATCAGACTTTGCATTCAGTAAAGCTAAATGAAATTAATTGATTTAATTTTTGAAGGTAAACTTGTAGAAGCGAAAGAAGAACTTTTTAATCGCTTGAATGAAGTTGCATCCAAAAGATTAGAGGAAATAAAGAGAACCGTTGCGGCAGATATATATGAAGAAGTTGAAGTAATTGATGAAGCCAATATTCAACGCATGGGCAGAATCCAAAAGATTCGCCGTAGAATTAGACGCAACGCAAAGGGTAGAATTATTGTTCAACGCAATGTAAGGCGTTCAGCGATTAAAGGTTTTAGAATTTCTGGTAATACTGTTAAAAGAATTCCTGCAATGGCAAGAATCCAGAAATCAAGAAAGTTAAAGAGATATTGGAAAACTAAAGGTAGAGCAAAGTTGAATAGAACATTACTTAAAAGAAAAATGTCTTTGCGCCGCCGCACTTCAATGGGAATAAAATAAAATGGCATTTGAAATACTAAACACAGTTCGTTCAAAATCTACAATTCGTGTCGTTGGTGCAAGTGCCAATGTCCGTATTAATTTGAATCAACTGTCAACAAATACACAGAATGAAATCATTTCATCTGCATCTATTAATCAATTTCACTGGTCAACATCTGGTGTGATTGAAATTTATCGCGGCAATGATGCCACCGGAACATTAGTAATCCAAGTGTTCGGTGAAGGATCATTACCTCTTTCAATGTTTGATATTTCAATTGCTAACACATCAACTGCAAATATCTACTTTGTTAACACAGGCGCTGGTACAGCACTAATTGGTTTGACAAAGACCGCGACTTATGTAAGAGAACCAGATACAGGATTCCTAGTATGAAACTAATTACAGAAACAATTGAAGACGTTCAGTATATTACTGAAGTAAAAGAAAACGGAAAGAAAAACCTTTATATTGAAGGGGTCTTTCTAGTAGGCGAACAAGCCAACAAGAATCGTAGAATGTATAAGATGGATACACTACGAGAAGAAGTTGGTAGATATAACCAAGAGTACATTATGACAAATCGTGCTTTGGGAGAATTAGGTCATCCAGACACACCAACATTAAATTTGGAACGTGTCTCACATAAAATCATTTCTCTTAAAGAAAACGGTAATGTTTTTATTGGTAAAGCACAAATTCTTGAGACACCATACGGCAACATTGTAAAGAATTTTATTGATTCTGGTGTTAGTTTAGGTGTTTCCTCAAGAGGTATGGGTTCTTTGATTCCTGGTGAAGACGGTATTAATATTGTTGGCGGTGATTTCCGTTTGGCTACAGCCGCTGATATTGTTGCTGATCCTTCAGCGCCAGGTGCATTCGTAAATGGCATTATGGAAAACAAAGAATGGTTATTTGTTGAAGGACGTTTTGTTGAGGTTGATATAGACAGAACAAAACAAGCAATTCAAAGAGCCCCAAGAAAAGATGTTGAAAAAGTGGCTATTCGCCTCTTTGAAAATTTTCTATCAAAACTTTAATTATTATAAATAAATATACACAAAAGGAGATTCCTAATGGCTACAAATAAACTTTTTGAGGCGGCTGCTGAGATTCTTGCATCAGGCAAGGGTAAGAATGCTATGCCTCCAGAAAAGCTACCTGGCGAACAAGTTGATGCTGGCGGCCCAACCCCAATGAATGCCAAGCAAGACGATGACTCGCACAAAATTACTCCCGCATCAAAGAGTGCTACAGCACCTGCGACCAAGCCTTCTGCGGCTTCTGCTAAACAAGAAGAAGTAGAAGTTGAGGGTGAAGTTGTTTCAGAAGAACAAGTTGAAGAAGTTGAACTAAATCTTTCCGAAGATATCAACGCATTGTTTGCTGATGACAACACAATCTCAGAAGAATTCAAACAAAAAGTTACTACAATTTTTGAAGCCCGTGTCCTTGACCGAGTTAAACAAATTGAAGAAGAAACTGAATCTCGCTACGCATCTATGCTAGAAGAAGCAGTTGAAGCAGTTAAAGAAGACTTGACCGAAAAAGTAAATGACTATATTGCTTATGTGGTTGAGCAGTGGATGGCAGACAATGAAATCGCAATTGAAAAAGGCATTCGTGCTGAATTGACAGAAGATTTCATCTCTGGTCTCCGTAACCTATTCGCAGAACACTACATTGATGTTCCTGCAGAGAAAGTTGACCTCGTTGACGAAATGGCTACCAAGATTGATGAATTGGAAGGCAAGTTAAACGAGGAAGTTGAGCGTTCAGTACA